CACTGCGCGACAACATCTTGCCGCTGCCGTACAAAGAACCATCGAATGTCTTGTATCAGTTACTTTCCACGATTGTGGAAGAAGGGCGGCGCTTCGCAGCCACGGCTGACATGCAGGTTAGTGACATGTCGAGTCAGGCTCCAGTAGGGACCACGCTCGCTCTGCTGGAGCGCCAACTCAAGGTAATGACGGCGGTGCAGGCGCGCCTGCACTACAGCTTCAAGCAGGAACTGCGCTTGCTTGCGCAGATTGTTCGGGACGAGACAGAGGACGAGTACGACTACGACCCAGAAGAGGGACCGCGCAAGGCGAAGAAATCTGATTACAACCATGTAGACATTATCCCTGTTAGCGACCCCAACGCAGCGACGCTGAGCCAACGAGTTGTACAGTACCAAGCCGTCATTCAGATGGCGCAGATGGCACCGGACATTTACGACCTGCCACAGTTGCACCGGCAGATGTTGGAGATTTTGGGCATCAAGCACGCAAACAAGTTGGTGCCGCTGCCAGATGACATGAAGCCGCGCGATCCGGTAACGGAGAACATGAACCTGATGAAGAGTGAGCCGGTAAAGGCGTTCTTCTACCAAGACCACAAGTCGCATATGCAGGTGCATATGGCGATGATTCAAGACCCAACGATTGCGCAGGCACTTGGGCAGAACCCGAAAGCACAGCAGATCTCAGCCGCTCTCATGGAGCATATCGCAGAACATGCTGGGTTCCTGTATCGCTATCAAGTAGAACAGCAGCTTGGCGCGGCGTTGCCTAAATACGACGATGACTTGCCCCCAGAAGCCGAGTACGCGCTCTCTAATCTGATTGCACAAGCATCCAAGCAGGTGGTCGAGCAGAACAAAGCGCAGCAGGCCAGAGAGCAAGCGCAGCAACAAGCACAAGATCCGCTAATTCAGATGCAGATGCAGGAGCTTCAGATTAAGCAGCAAGAGTTGCAGATGAAGCAACAGGAAGCACAGGCGCGGATTCAGCTTGATTCGCAGAAAGCACAACTTGATGCACAGCTAAAGCAGCAGGACATGCAGCTAAAAATGCAGGTAGCAGCCGCGCAAGCGCAGGCTGCACAGGTCCAAGCACAAGCACAAGCAAGCCGCACCGCGCTGGATCAAGCTCGACTTGAGTTGGATAAAGAGAAGATGACTGGCGACATGCAGCTTGCCGGTATGAAGATGGGTGCGCAGATTAAAGAGAGCAAAGCCAAGCAAGAGGCCCAGCACGAGATTGAAGGGCTGCGCATTGGTGCAGATATTGCCAAACACAAAGCGCAGACAGCCGTGCAGGCCGAACAAGCTCAACAACGCAAACCGGAGAACAAAGCATGATTCATGAATTTGCGCGCGTATTGCGTGAAAAGATCCGCGACGATTTGAACAATTACGCCGATGATTTGGCTAACGGCGTGTGTCAATCGTTTGAGGAGTATCGGAAACTCTGTGGTGTTATTCAAGGTCTAGCCATTGCAGAGCGTTACATCATCGACCTTGCTAAAAAAGTGGACGAAGCCAATGACTGAAGAACTTACGCCAGAGCAAAAAGCAAAGACAATCCCAGCACCGACTGGGTGGAAACTTCTTTGCGCTATTCCTGAGATGGATGAGACGTTTGAGGGCACTGACATTGTTAAGCCCGATGCGTTTATCAAACAGGAAGGGCCTGCATCAACGGTGCTTTTTGTAGTGAAGATAGGCCCTGACGCATACAAGGACAAAGTAAAGTTTCCTTACGGTGCTTGGTGCAAAGAGGGCGACTTTGTTTTGGTACGTGCCTATTCCGGTACGCGATTGAAAATTTTTGACCGCGAGTTCCGCCTGATCAATGACGATCAGGTTGAGGCTGTTGTCGAAGACCCCCGTGGCATCAGCCGCGCTTAATGAGGTAACACATGGAAGAGTACAAATTCCCAGATGAGAACGGCGTCCAAGTCACAAAAGCCAGTGACGAAGACATTGAAATTGAAATTGTTGACGATACGCCTGAGCAAGACCGGGGGCGCAAGCCGCTGGACCGGGATATTGAAGACCCAACCGACGACGAGATTGAGTCGTATTCGGACAAGGTAAAGGGGCGCATAAAAGAATTGACGCATGCGCGCCATGACGAGCGCCGCGCCAAGGAAGCCACGCTGCGGGAGAAACAAGAGCTTGAGCGTTTTGCGCAACAGTTGTTGTCTGAAAACCAACAGCTTAAACAGTATGTGGACAATGGCACAGTACAGTATGTTGAAACTGCTAAAGCTGCGGCTGAAGCGGAACTAGCCACAATACGTCGCCAGTGGAAAGAAGCGCAAGAAGCGTTTGATACAGATGCCATGATGGCGGCACAAGAAGCATTGACCGAAGCCAAGCTAAAATTGGAGTCGATCAAAAACTTCAGACCTACCCCTTTACAAACAACTTCAGATACTGTACAAAGACAAGTATCCGCTCCCCAAGCGGTCCAACCGGACGAAAAAACTCTGCGCTGGCAGGCAAAAAACCAGTGGTTTGGATCACCGGGGTACGAGGAAGTTACCAGCTACGCACTAGGGCTGCACCAAAAACTAGTGACTTCGGGCACCGACCCGCGAAGCGATGAGTACTTTCAGGCAATAGATTCACGCCTGCACAAGACTTTCCCTGACATGTTTGGGGGGTCAACCTCCAGAAAGCAATCGGCAGTTGTTGCGCCTGCGACACGCTCGTCAGGCACAAGGCAGGTCAAGCTAACAACCACGCAAGTCGCGCTGGCTAAGAAGTTTGGCTTAACACCGAAACAATACGCTGATCAACTGGTTAAACTGGAGAATGCAAATGGCTGAAACTAACGCTCGTACCTCCCGTGACTTGGCGTCACGCGAAAAAACCGCTCGGGCTGTCTACGTACCGCCGAGTTCTCTGCCAGATCCTACCCCTGAAGCGGGCTATTCATTTCGGTGGATTGCAACGCACATCATGGGGCAAGCCGCAAACACTAACGTGTCCGGTAAGTTCAGGATGGGCTGGGTTCCGGTTAAGGCAAAAGATCACCCCGAATTGATGATCGAAGCAAACTCTGACGGTAATGTGGAAATCGGTGGGCTTTTGCTTTGCAAAATCTCGAACGAAAAAGCTGACGCCATGTCGGATTACTACAACGATCAAGCGCAAAAACAAATGGAGTCTGTTGACAACAACTTCATGCGCAACAATGACCCCCGCATGCCGCTGTTTGCGGATCGCAAATCTTCAGTCAGTCGCGGCGGTTTTGGTTCTGGTATTAAATAACGGAGTTTTAAATGGCTTATCCAGTTGTTGACGCCCCATACGGGCTAAAGCCAATCAATTTGATTGGTGGGCAGGTGTTTGCGGGGTCCACCCGTGAGTACCCTATTACTAATGGTTACAGCACGGCAATTTTTTACGGTGATTACGTAGGACTGTCCCGTGGTGAAATCGTTCGTCTGTCTGTGTCTACTGGCACAGCAGGTAACCAAACCGGCATCTTTTTGGGATGTTCGTTTACCAACCCCGTCACAAAACAAAAGCAATTTCAGCAATACTGGCCAGCATCAACTGCGGCTGGTGATGCAGTAGCTATTGTTGCTGACGATCCTGACCAAGTGTTTAAAGCTGTGGTTTGTTCTGCTACTACCGTTGTTGCTTCTGGCGCTCGCGCCATGATTGGCCAAAATCTGGCCATGATCAACAACACGGGTAGTACTGCAACAGGCAACTCCAAGAACGCTGTCTTGGCTCCTAATGACACTCCCGCCACCACTTCATCTTTGCCCGTTCGCGTGCTTGGTTTAGTGCCTGATACGGCGGTTTCTCTGGGTACTGCAACCTACTCCAGCATTTCTACCGCTACTGTGACTTGTTCGGCGTTGCCGTTCGCGTTGCCAGTTGGTACTGATGTTGGTTCGCTGGACTCAAACGGAAACTACGTTTCTGCGGGTTCTTTTGTTGACACCGCTGCTTCTGCCGGTGCTACCTCGTTTGTTTTGAACCAAGCTCCTGTTGCTACTTTGAACTCAACTATTGTGTTCATGCAGTACCCAGAGATTTTGGTCAAGATTAACTTTGGTCAGCATCAGTATTATGCTGGCACAAGCATTGCTTAAGGAGTAATTTAAAATGGCAATTTCACGCGCCCAACTACTTAAAGAACTCCTGCCGGGGCTTAATGCGCTGTTTGGTCTGGAGTACGCCCGTTATGGCGAAGAGCACAAAGAACTCTACGAAACCGAGAAATCGGAGCGTAGCTTTGAAGAAGAAACCAAGCTGTCCGGTTTCTCCGCTGCTCCGGTTAAAAACGAAGGTTCTGCAATTGCTTATGACAATGCGCAGGAAGCCTTCACCGCTCGCTACAACCACGAGACCATTGCTCTTGGTTTCTCGATCACCGAAGAGGCGATTGAGGACAACCTGTACGACAGCCTGTCTGCTCGTTACACCAAGGCTCTGGCTCGCGCCATGGCGTACACCAAACAGGTGAAAGCTGCTTCTGTTATCAACAACGGCTTCAGCAGCGCCTTTGTTGGCGGCGACGGTGTTTCGTTGTTTAGCACAGCCCATCCGCTGGTTTCGGGTGGTACAAACAGCAATCGCCCTTCCACGGCGGCTGACTTGAATGAGACTTCGTTGGAAAACGCAGTTATTCAAATCGCTGCTTGGACGGATGAGCGCGGCCTGCTGATCGCAGCAAAGCCACGTAAGCTGATCATCCCGCCTGCTCTGATGTTCGTTGCTACCCGTCTGTTGGAAACCAGCCTCCGTGTTGGTACGACCGACAACGACATCAACGCTCTGAAGAACAACGGCGCAATCCCCGAGGGTTACACCGTTAACCACTTCTTGACCGACGCGAACGGCTGGTATTTGACCACCGATGTTCCAAACGGTCTGAAGCACTTTGAGCGTTCGCCATTGACGAACTCCATGGACGGTGATTTTGATACCGGCAACGTGCGCTACAAGGCACGTGAGCGTTATTCGTTCGGCTGGTCTGATCCGCTTGGAATCTTCGGTTCGCCAGGTTCTAGCTGATTGGTGTAAGAGAAGGGGGCCAAAAGCCCCCTTTTCTTTTGCACTGTGCTGTGTTATAAAGTGGCATACCTAGACCACCGACTTGCTGACTGACTAGGCAGACTTCCCTCAAGAGACAGCAAGTTTTGATTTGAGGAATTATTATGGGTTTCGCTACTCACCTTGGC